CGAGCGCAGACAGCACGACATGTAGTCTATTGGCTGTTGCTGCGGTTACTTTTACTACTTCGCTTTCTGCAACAACTAGTGGTGCAGATAATAATTCGGTTGTTGCATTAGCTGATATAGCTTTAGTCTTAAATAGGCTAAAAACAGCGTCATCTGTATCAGTTATAGTCACTGTTATAGTATCAGCATTACCAGAATCTTCAGATACAATGATAGATTTTACAACAGCAGTTGTAGCTGATGGCACAGTGTACAATACAGTAGCACTCGTGCTAGTTAAATCCTTCTTTTTGTTTACAAATGTATTAGCCATTATCCAAAAAAGAAAGCTTCCGCTTCCGCCTCTTCTTTTAAATCCTGTTGAAAGGATGTGTTTAATTTTTGCACGATACTATCAACATCTCTAACAAATGATTGTTGTATTTGTTGATCGTATTTTTCTAAAGGTTGCGTTAATGATTGTACAATTCTAGCCAAGGAATCCTCCGTTTTTAAAAAGGTTTACTATTCCACCTTGGGCTTTATATGTTTTAGGCCCTGTCAATCCTAACCAGTCCGTTCCTACTTGAGCAGCGAGAGGAACCAATCCCCAACCAGGAACAGCAGATGCTCCTGAAAGTGTAGCTCCTAATACGTCACCTTTGCTAGCTCTATAGGCTGCATCCGCAGCGCTTACAGCTCCACCTGCAACAGGTACAGCTCTTGTCATAAACTTACTTACAGGTTTAGCAATATTTTTTACATTAGAAAGATTTACATTTTTACCTAAAAGAGCTTTGTTTGCTACCTCAGCTGGGATTATTGATTGTATTTGGCCCCACATATTTCTAGATTGATTTAGAAATTTAGTGGGAATTTCTCCTTTTAAAAGTTCTCCAGTCTTTGTTGCCCATTTTGTTCCTCTTAATGGGTCACTCCATTTTGAAGCATATCCTGAAGCAACACCTGGCTTAGTAGCAACGTGAACTCCTTCTGATCCAGTCGGTAGATTGTATTTACCAAGTGGGATCTTTCCTGTGATTGATTTCCATAAGTCATCTAAATTAGCAAGTCCTTTAGTTCTATATTTAGAAAATTCGGTAGGAATTTTTTCGGTTCCCGCCCATATTTTTGCCATTCCAGGTGTTGATCCTTCTATATATTTATTTAATCCCCATGGTATATATCTTGGTTGTTGGGTAAAGCTCCTTAAACCTTGACTCATTAACTCCTTCCATCCTGGTTTCTGTCTTAATTGATTTCTAGCTGCTATGCTTTTTAATTTAAGATTATGTAAAAATTGTGGATCTTTAAATCGAGGTGGTGTTACAGTTTTCTTTTTAGGAATGTGTGTAGGTTTACCAGCTCCTGGTGTCCATGTAGTAGTTTTCTTTTTAGGAATGTGTGTAGGTTTACCAGCTCCTGGTGTCCATCCACCAGTTTTAGTTTTAGTTTTAGTTTTAGGTTGGTGTTGTTTACCACCTACTCCAGGTGACCATCCGCCACCTCTTCCAGGATTTTGAGTAGCTTGTCCTCTAGCACCTTGTCCTCCTGGTCCTGGTCCTGAAGATCTAGAAGACTTACGACTTGATCCATGATAACCACGCTTCCCAAATCTATAACTAATTCTTTTATCTATTGTCATTACCTTCTCCCATCCGCTTGTATATCTAGTCTAAAAGTTCCAAGTTTCCAGTGTTGTTTAACACTAGTGTTATCTACTTTTAAAGCTATAGCTCGTGCTCTTGCACGTGTGTCTATTTTATCTGTAGTTGTTGAAGATGTAAAGGGTCCAAGTGATGAACTTGCTTCTGAATCCGTTGGATAATTTTTTAAATTTAATGTCACTCTTGCATCACCTGTTTGTGATAAAAAGTCTGGAAGAACTCTTCTAATTTTCATCATGTATTCACCATCGCCTCTTAAGTCTGCTCCACCACCTTGACCTAAAGATATATCAAAATCTCCAGATTGAATGCTTCCTGAAATACCAGTCCTTGCTCCACCTTTAATTTGATCTTGTCCTGTTTCATGTTCATAGTAAATTGTAACACCATCTGTATTACCAACTGTTGAATCACTTGTAGCATCTGAATCATATTCAGTACCATGTGGTTTTCCAAATATATGTGAATCTGCCCAAGCAGATCTAGCCAATGAACTTGTAGTCCACACAGGTCGCTCTGGTGTTGAATCCATATAATTATATGTGACTGATCTATTATTAGATGCAGCACCACTACCAGGATAGAACCAAGTCACTTCACCAAATAGGTTATTTAATCCAGCATAGATATGATTTTTGGGAACTGTATTTAAATCATCGTAAACATAATCCTCAACTAAACATGCTAAAGATTCTAGTTTACCAGTGTATCTAAAGAAACCATTATCAGACATCCAGTAAGCAGAACCATCCACCTCAACGGCTGCATTTTTTCCAATCAATCCACAGTTAGTACCAACTTGTTGAAATGAGAAAGTAAAAGGAGAACCAACAAATCTCATAATAAATAAAGATGTATCAGTCCAAATATAGATTGCATCTCGACCTCTTAAAGCTCCAACGATCCGTGTTCCATCGGCCAGTCTTTGTGTTCCAGCGGTATTGATTGCGGAAGGTGCATAAGAAGTTGTTGCATTAATTGATTCTTGATCCGACCATCTGATATACATATCGTCTTGAGTTGATGTTGTACCAATTGTGGTTTCAGTACCAAAGAATACTAAGTGTCTATCTGGTGTTGAAACCAATGTTTGTACTGCTGCTGTTGGTGCATTAGCAACGATGGTTGCTCGTGTTGATGTAGCACCTGTTGCATCTGAATCCCATTCAAAAGTTGCACCATCCACGATAGTTGCAATAAGTTTATTTCCATAATTGTCCAAGGACCAAAGTCCTGGAGCTGTAACAATATCACCTGTCTGTGATGCACCCCATTTTGTATAATCTGATGCATCTGTTACTGTTGCTCCATCACTATGTGATGCAGCTGTTGTATTATCTGATCCTCGAGTTAGTCCTGATAAAGTTCCAGTACCTGTAGTGTTTGTTGTATAAGCAATACGCTCATCATCTATTAAAACTGTTCCTGAAGCAGGAAATCCTGTTGAATCATCAAGAACAATACTAGATGAACCTGAAGTTAATGCTCCATCTAAAGTATCAAAGACTTCTCCAGCTACAGTACCTCCCCATAAACCTAGTCCCCAACCAGCTGCTGATGCTTCAGTTGCAGGACCTATTGAATAAAAATGTTGAACTCTTATTCCACCTGATGTGGATGCTCCCGATCCTGATTCATTAGATCCCATTTCAATGGTAAGTGTTGTAGAGGTTGGAACAGTGGCAACCATAAAATTTTTATCATCAAAATCACTAGAACTAAAATTAGAATCAGTAATAGCAGTAAAATTATCTAAACGGATAATATCATATTTAGATATATTATGATCAGATGAAAATGTTAATGTAACAGTTGCATCACCATTGGTTGTAGTAAAAGCATTTGTTAAAGTTGTTGTAGCTTTGATAGGAGTAATGTCATAAAAAGCTCCTCCTGAATATACATATAAAAATCTGTTTGTTCCTAGTGCTGCGTATTTAATACCTGATGCATTAACAAAATGGTGCAGTGCTGTATTTCTTCCTGTAAGAGTATTATCTCCTAATTGAGCCCAGCCACCTACTTTTTCAGGTGAACCATATCTAAATCTTACATAATCACCACTAACCCATTGGCCCTCGCCGCCCGTTGCTGTGACTTGTTTATTAAATCCTGGTTGAAATCTTAATTTTTGTAGCATAATTATCTCGCGGTAGTTGGTACTCCTTCAGAATTTACGAATGGTGCTTCTGCGAAAGCCATGTAGACGTATGTTGCACCACTTTCATTTTTATCGTTATCTGCAACTCTTAATTTAAAACCATTTGATAATATGTCCATAACATTAGAGGTGTTTTCATCTTCAGCGGTGTTTGCTTTTAATCTATAAACACCACCATTATATCCAACTCTTTTAGTATCAAATATAAACCAATCTGCTGTTCCCCCATTTTCTTTTATCATAACAAACGCAGGCCGGAATCCGGTGTAAACAAATGCTCCATCAGCATTTCCGTTGCCGGAGTATGAGCCAAACTTGCTGTAGCCTTGTTTTTCACTCCATAGATAAGCTATATGATTACCACTACTTGTATTAACCGTGTCTTGTCTACCAACAGTAAATACGCTCGAAGTTGGAACTGTATCTTGCCAAAACTCAATATCGTCACCAGTTGCACCAGTCGAATTTAAATACAATCTATCTGTTTCTGGTGCTGATGTATTTTTATGATGGTACACTGCCCAGCTTTCATTATTAGTATTATCTCTATTTTTTACAATAACAACATGAGGAACTGCTGAAAGTGAATGTGAATGATCTTGATCGGCAGTTGCGTTTCCGGTATAGCCAACTATATCAAATCCAGCATCGGCACTTTCTTTCCAGCACCAAGCTACATAGGTTTGAGAACCATTATTAAAAACATTTCCACTTCCTACTGTAAAACCATTACTACCAAAAGCAGTAACTCCTGTACTGTAAGCTTCTTCTGCGTCAGCTAAATTAGTATATATATTTTTTTCAACTCCTCTGACACTATCTACTACTCCATGATTATAACCATCTAAAGATCTTCCTTTTCCCCAGATTAAGTCAGGCTGCATATCTTCCTCACCATCAAAAGTAATAGAAAGAGTGCTTCCGGTTCCAGAATAAAGCTTAATCTGAAAATATAATTCTGGATCGTCTATTGTTGTATAAGCTGCCATTTAACCTCCATCACTTCCTAAATTTTTTGTGCAAAGAGCAAGGTAGCCTGACGGTGGCGCATATTCAAAAGCACCATATCCATTTGCATCTGCCGCATCTGAAGAATTAGCATAAGATGGATTACCAAAATTACCTGAAATTGTTGCTACACTAGAATTATCTGAACCAGCTGTAAAAACATAAAATCCTCCTGGAGTTGCTGGAGCAACGATTGCTCTTGCACCTGTTCCTGTTGCACCGCTTTCAGGATCTCCAGAATTAATATAAGTACCGTTTTTATGCCAATAAAGTTTTAAATTATCTAAATCCATGGCTACGCCTATAATATCATTTGTAGTATAAGTACCTTGACCTCCTGAACTGCCATCATTTGCTCTATACTCACCACCATTTGTATATACTGCTCCACTAGCAGCGTATCCAGCATAAGGATTACTGCTTCCATCAGAACCAAATTCTCCTGTGTTAGCTATTCCAACAGCAGCACTTCCCATTGCAGTTGGTTTAAATTCTGCATACCACTTTCCTGCAGTAGCTCCTAATGTTGAATAAGCTTGAGGAAATCTTAAATAATTTGTATCTGTATAAGAAGTCACTATATTTACATTTCCTTCTGAATAAGCAACAACTCCACCAGATTGACGAGAGGGTGTTAAGGGATTAAAAGTTGCAAAATTATTAGTCGGTGTATCTGTAGCTTGATCTGTTGCGGCTAGATTAACTTCTGTTAAATCTGTTCCACCATTTGCATCATTGCCTAAATTAGCACTATCTTCAAAATCTAAATAAAAACCATTCGTACCAAAAGTTAATTCTGATACATCTATTGGCTTCCAAATTGTAGGACTATCTTCGTCAAATTCTCCAAATGAAGTTGCAGCTAATTGACTGCCATCTATAATGCAAAATTCTGCTAAATATCCATCAAAATAATTATCATTATTTTGACTTCTACCTATTTGAACTATTTGAGCCATGTTTACATGGAAGTCGTCATTTTCCGCTGGGCTAGTAGTTTGTGTAAAATCAGAACTTATATTTGTGCCATTTAAATATACTTTTGCTCTATTAGATTGTGTTCCTTGTGTTGAATCTACCGCTAAAACTAAATTATACCATGCTGCAGGATCTCTTATCAAATAAGTAGATGGCGTTACCCATCTTAAATTATAACTTTCACCACTTTGATCGTAATCATCTATGGTTAATCTACCAGAATTTGATAGGTTAATCTGAAGATAACCTTCGCCACCAGAGTAATCGCCAGTTGAAAGAATTGCATTAGTTCCACCAGCAACAGTGCTAGTTTTAAACCAAACTGATATAG